AAATCTAATTCAATTTCATTTCCGTCTTTATCCCAAGCATACATTTCAGTATCACTTTTCCATTTAGTTTTTGCTGCTTCAGGATATAATTTATGTATTGCTTTCATTATGCTGATACCTCCATAACTGTTATTGATGGTTTTGCATAACCTAATGCACCTGTATCGCTAGGGTTAGAAAAAAAGTATCTTGTTGCTGCTGATTCTAATTTTGCATACATCCCATAAGTTCTAGCAACAGTTGAACCAGAAGATGTTTGTGCTTGTATTTGTATTTGAATAGCATCATTTGAATCATAGCTCATATCTCTTAATGAAGTATTACATTGTTGTCT